TATAACAATTTGCCTCATTTAACGTCAAGTATAAATATAAACAGCAGACTTGAAATTTTCACCACAAATGGATATTCGAAATTTTATGGCGTTGATAAAAAATATAAAAACAACGGATTTAAAGTTTCATTGGCGACCGATGATCAGATTGTAGTGAGTGAGGATCATATATTTCTAGCTAATGGTAAGAATATGCCATTAAATTCATTAATACCAGATGTGTCATATCTTACTACTATTTATGAAGATTCATTCGTAAAATCGATTGAGCCGTGCGATGAAACAGAGTTTTATGATATTATTGATTCAGAGGGATGTGAATATTTTGCCAACAATATTTCAAATCATAATTGTTCATTCTTAGGTTCTGGCGATAACTTTATTGACGAAGAATATCTAAAAAGAATACAGGATCATGAGGTTAGAGTTCCAATACGTCAGGAATATACCGATAAGAATATGTGGATATTTGAAGATCCTATTCCAGAGGAACAATATGTTCTAGCTGTCGATGCATCGCCAGGCCATGGAGAGGATAATTCAACAATCAATATACTTAAACGTAATGAATATATTGAAAAGAAAATGATCACAAAAAATGGTAAGACAAAGGAAGTCAAGTTAAAGAAATTTAAAATAGAACAGGTTGCCGAATATTATGGTAAAATAGTGCCGCAAGGTCTTGCAGAAATCGTATACCAATATGGAAAGGCTTATAATAATGCTTATGTTGTCGTGGATATAACTGGTGGCTATGGTGTGCAAGCTGTTGAAAAATTATTGGAGATTGGCTATGACAATGTACACTATGCCGAAGTATCTCATAAACCGTCGAGAGATCGTTTACAGGGATACATTAAGAAAGGTCAGAAATCTATGACAGATGGTGCTGTTATTTATGTTGACTTAATTCCAGGTTTTTTCATAGGAAATAACAGAGCATCAGTGCTATTAGAGCTTCAAAGATCGATTCACTTAGAGGATATTATAATCAGATCAACAAGATTATTAATGGAATTGAAGACATTTGTTACTGTTGCTGGAAATCGTGTTGCAGACCATAAGAGATCATTTCACGATGACTCAATTATGGGACTGTCAATTGGACTATATGTTATCAACTTTGATATGGCTAGATTTAAACAAAGTAATAGCACGACTGAGCAAATGTTAAAATCTATTTTGTCTGCCAATGATATAAAGGTTATTAGCGAACAAAGAGGTGAGAAGCCTGTGCCAAAGATATCTCCGAATAGTTCATCGCCCTTAAATCCTTATATTGTAAATGCATGGCTATTTAGCGGCATAAAACAAAAATAAAAAAGAAATACTATTTATATATTGATACTTTACGATAAATTCAAGTATTTATAGAAAATTATAATATTTTATAAAAATGGAAAAAGATAAGGACAAAGGAACAGTATATCAAAAGCTAAATGGTATCTTCAATTTTGACGGTTTTGGTATTACCACAGGTGTTGAGCGTGATGTAAAGAACAATAAAGTAATTATAAAGGGTAATTCGCCAGAAGAGGTTCAAAGAAAGGGACTTGAGCTTGAACAGAAGAGAAGTCTTATAAATAAATTCACAAAAACGACTGATAGAAACTATCAGAAAGCTTTACAATATGAATCAGCTAGGTTGCCAGCATATATGGACTATGAGGGTATGGAATATTACCCAATTATTTCAAGTGCACTTGATTTATTTATGGAAGAAGCAACCACAATAGGCTTGGATGGTAAAATGCTAAACATTTATTCGAATAAGGATCGTATTAAATACCTTTTAGAGGATTTCTACTACAATATTCTAAACGTTAACACGAATCTTCCATTCTGGACAAGAAATACTTGTAAATATGGCGACAATTTCGTATTAATGCTGGGCGAAAGAAAAAAGGGTATCACAGCGATCAAGCAAATGGTAAATTTTGAAATAGAAAGAACTGAAAGAATTATCAATGGCAAATCTAGTATTCTTTTCAAAGAAAGAATGACTGGCGATGAATTCAATGCATTTGAAATAGCGCACTTTAGACTGCTTGGAGACGACAAATATATTCCGTATGGTTCATCACTACTAAACAAAGTTAGAAGAGTTTTTAGACAGCTTATAATGGCAGAGGATGCCATGCTTACATATAGAATCATTCGTGCAGGTGAAAAAAAGGTATTTAAAATCGACGTCGGAAACATTGATGACGACGATATTGAAGAATATATGTATAAAGTTGCTACCAAATTTAAAAAGGTACAGCAGGTTTCTCCCAATGATGGTCAAATTGACTATAGATTCAACATTCTAGGTAACGATGAAGATTACTTTTTACCTGTTAGAAACGCTAACACTCAGACTGGAATTGACACATTACCAGGGGCCACAAACCTTAATGATATTCATGATATCGAATATCTGAGAGATAATTTATTCATGGGACTTGGCGTTCCAAAACCATTTCTATCATTTCAGGATGCTAGTGGCGGCGGTAAAAACGTATCACAGTTTGATATTAGATTTGCTAAAAAGGTAAATAGAATTCAGCAGGCAATGGTTCAAGAGTTAACCAAAATGGGTATGATTCATTTATATCTTTTAGGTTATAGCACCGAAGATTTTAATGATTTCACATTAACGCTAACAAATCCATCAACTCAATTAGATATTCAGAAATCTGAATTACTAAGAGAAAAGTCTCAAACATATACTGAACTTACAAGGTCAGAAGGTGGTATCGCAGCAATGTCACATACAGGCGCAAAGAGAATGTTGTTCAATATGACTGACAGAGAAATCGTTGAAGATTTGAAACAACAGAAAATGGAGAAGGTTATCATGCAAGAATTTGCTGATGCTCCTGTTACGATTAAGAAATCAGGTTTATTTGCAGACATTGATAAACGATATGGTGACCCAACTGCAATAGCATCAGTCGCTAGCGGCAACACCGAGCAAGGTGGAGCACCAGCTGGCGGCGGTGGTATGCCACCAATCAATATGAATGATATGGGCGGCGGTGAAGGCGAAATGCCGCCACCAGCAGCAGGTTTACCGAATCAAACACCTGCAGAACTTCCACCGATTGAAGCTGAAAGTGTTGGTAAAAGGAAATTAATGTCTGAAACAGAATTTGATGAAAGAGTTGAGAAGCTTGTATATGGACATAAGCTAAAAAGCGAATCAAATCCACAGGTTCTTTATGAAAACGAATTGAATGAGTCTAACAATAATGCAATTGAAATGATTAACGAAATTGACGAACTGATTAACGGTGATCTTAATGATGTTGGCGAATTCGCCAAAAATATAAAGTTGCCAGATGGTAAATAACTAAGTGTTATAATAAATGATAAATAAATACAACAAATGATTTAGTGATAGTATTTATATACAAATTAAATATCCAATTATGAACAATATCAATATCGGAATTGCTAATTTAGTAATATCAAATAAGATTATCGAAAACAGCTTGAATGAGGGCGTTGGCATGGTCTCCGAGATTTTTGAAATATTAAACGGCTCGGAACTGTTACAGCTTGAATTTAATGTATTTGACAATATTGAAAATAAGACAATATCAGAAGATATTAAGGCAATGAGATATGTTGACAACAATGTTAAATTGTTTGAAACCTATACGATGCGAGAGTTGGATGCGGAACATGCTAAACTGAAAAGATTCATAAAAAAAGAAGATGTTAAAAAAATTGATAAATATAGATTGAAATTATACGAATCAATTGGAAACCTAGTTCAAGAATCATTGAAAATTAGTACTGATGTGGACGTAAACATAATTCACGAATCTTTGGATTTCGTTATTGATCATATAAAGAAAGGTAAGATCAGCGAAAGCAAAGCTGTGGAAGAATTGTATGACGACGAAGTTATTGAAATAGCTATGAATAGATTTAATGAAACATATTCCGAGCTAAACGAATCTGAAACCGAATTTTTAAGAAAAGTTATCAACTGTACAGACAAAGAAGAAATGTTTAATGAATTAATATCTGAAAATATCTTACTATTGAAAAACATCAATGACGGAAAAATTGAAGGCAAAATAACTAAAACCATTGATCGCATAAATGAAATGAAATACTCGGAACAAACGTTCGACGACGATATTCTAAAGCTATACGATTTAAAAATGGGAATACTTTAAAAAAAAGCCTCTGAATTTCAGAGGCTTTTTTTATGCTAAATGTGTACTATGATCGTCCAAGGCTAGCTCGTCCATTTTCAGAATGTTTGCTGCATAGAACGACTTATTCAACGTATCAAAAATACCATATACATATTTTACACCTGTAGATATATCCGCCTCACTTATGCCATTCATCCTAGCTCTTTCGATTGTGGCGGCATAGTTTTTTGCATAATGTGATCCATGATAATAACAGAAGATACTACTAGATGCAAGTCCATTACACTGTCTCTCAATCGATTCAATTAGTGAACAGTGAGCTTTTATCATTATTTCTGGATTATCAAATACGTTTTGCATGAATATAGGCAAATTGGTGTCGGATTTCATGATATTTCTTTCGTACTTAATTTCAGAATTACTCTTAAATGGACTTAAAAGCATAGCTGTATCATTAGTACTCATGCCTTTAAGTAAGCTATTCTTTTCGGTTGATGTAAATTCAGATGATTTTAATATAGCACGTATAGCTGTTTCAGTTATAAATTGTGACATGCCCATAGCTGCAACCGTTCTGTCTTTATTATACGAATAGTTTGCAGTTCTATATCCAGATTCTTTATATTCCTCAGCCGCTATAATGTTTGCATTCAAATTATATTTAGCTGAATAGTAATTAATCATCGAGATAATTGCCTCAGCATAATTGC